TTTAAGCCAAAATATTGAAAAATTATTAGGGCAATACTTAGGCAATTATTTAAAAATAAGAAGAACACCAACTACACTAGAAATGTCAAAAAAACTTAACAGCCTTTTATCCTTAGCAGGTAAAGACGAAGCGTATATGGAAGCAATTATTAACAAGGCAATAGAAAGTGGTTGGGCTAGTTTTTACCCTGTTTATGGGTATAAAAAAGTAGTTGATAATATACCAACTACAAGAAAAATACAAGGTGATGGAAGACGTGATAATATTAATTTAGCAAATGAAAAATTTTAAGGAAGGAGGACCTTATGGAATTAACACTTAAACCACTTACCGATATGAACCCAAAGCAACAAATATTGTATGAATATTTAACAACAGGCGATAGGCCTGATAAGTTATATGAAAAGGGTAATTTATCTAGGGAAGATATTATGGCTATATTTTCTACATCTGATAGGGAAGCAAGAAACTTGGTAAAATCAATGTTGCCTTTTGTCCCTGTTGTTGCAAGTAAGGGGTATTTTATAGCAGAAAATGTTGGTGAAATTGATAACTATGTTAACGCTTTAAAGGCAAAAATAAATGGTTTACAACAAACATTAGACTACCTTGAATTGCACAGAAAAAGAATGGTAAAGGAAAATGAATTCTAAGTATGAATACAACTTTAACGTAGAAAGTTGTCAATATAAAGATGTATGTTCACTTTATGGAACTAAGGATTGCAACGCTGGGTGCATACGCTTTATGGAAATGGACTACCTATTACATATGAGTAGGATACCACCACAAAAAAGAAGACCCATCGAATTAATACCAGAGGAGGTAGATCTAGAAAGTTTTAGAAGATTAAAGCGTTTAAAAGATGATATTGTAAACTTTGTAAATGATGGTTGTAGTCTATATCTTTATTCAACTACAACAGGTAATGGTAAAACAAGTTGGGCTATTAAACTATTACTAAAATACTTTGATGAAGTGTGGTGTGGCAATGGTTTTAGGCCTAGAGGGTTATTTATTAATGTCCCTAGTTTTTTAAGAATGGTGACTGAAAACGTTACAAACCCTAGCCCAGAATTTAGGGAATTAAAAAACTTAATAGAAACTGTGGACTTGGTTGTGTGGGACGATATTGGTGCAACCAAACTAAGTGATTATGACCATAAGAACTTATTGTCTTTTATAGACCAAAGGATACTAGCAGAAAAGGCTAATATTTACACAGGTAACCTTCCTGGGGAAAACTTACCAGATGCCCTCGGTCAACGCCTAGCAAGTAGAGTATTTTATGAGTCCTCTATTATTGAATTACGAGGGCAAGATAGAAGAGGGTTAGACCTATGATTGAATTACAACTATTAAATAAAGTATTACAAGATGGAAACCTTAACTTGTTTATTAGAAATGGTATTGATAGAACATATTTTAAGGAATTTCTTCCTGAGTATGATTTTATTGTTAACCATTACAATACATACAAGCGTATGCCTGATAGGGAAACAATCATTGGTAACAACCAACTACAATTTGAGTTCTTTACAGTAAACGAAAGTGAAGAGTATTTAGTTAACGCAGCAAAAGAACAATATTTATTTGACGAAACTGTTAAAACGTTATCAACTATTAGTAGTAAGTTAGAAGTTAATAGTTTTGATGCCGTTGAATACCTAAAAAGTGTTCTACCTAACTTAATGAAACAAGTATCTATTGGTGGGGTTGACCTTACAAAAGACAGGACTAGATTATATGAAATCGAGAATAAAAAGAAGGGTTCATCACAAGTAATATCAACAGGTTTAAAAGAGTTAGATGAAGTAATATATGGTTGGCTTCCAGGCGAAGAACTTGTTACCATTGTAGCAAGGTTAGGACAAGGTAAAACATGGTTGTTATTGTGGTTTGCTGTGGCGGCCTGGAAACAAGGAAAACGTGTAGGTATTTATAGCGGCGAAATGTCGTCAACAAGAATTGGTTATCGTATAGATACACTAATAGCAAATTTTAGTAATAAAGATTTGTTGCGTGGTACCATTGAAGATATAGAGGGCTATAAACAATACTTAGATACATTGGAACAAAAAGGAAACCCTATTATTGTACTAAGCAAAAAAGAACTAAAAGGTAGGGCAACAGTATCACAATTAAAGAACTTTGCTTTAACTAACAATCTTGATATTTTATGTATTGACCAATACACTTTATTAGAGGATGAAAGAGCGACTAGGGGTGCCAGCAGGGCAGAACGGTTAGAACATATTAGTAGTGATTTATTTGACGCTAGTATTGATTTAGGCATACCGATTATTGTATTATCCCAAGCAAATCGTGAGGGCGATAGAACCGATGAAGATGGTGGAGGGACACCTGATGTTAAAGATATTTATGGTTCGGACGCAATTGGGCAAAACGCTACTAAGGTTATAACGATTAGGCAAACGGGGGCAGGTTTTGAAATGTCCATAAAAAAGAATAGGGATGATAAATTCGGACAAACGCTATTATATTATTGGGACTTTGATAAGGGTATTATGACATATATACCAAACGGAACTGATAAACAATACAACCCAAGCAAAGTTGAGGATGTTCGCAAAAGATACAATGACGCAAGGGACGTGTTTTAGAAAGTGATTAAACTAACAAACAGAACAATAAATGTAGATGTTAACACTATATTACAAACCTTATTAATTGAACTACAACAAAAAGGTATAGATTATTTACGGGTATTAAAACAAAATGGTAATAATATACAAACTTGTTGCCCCTACCATAAAGATGGGAAAGAAAGAAGGCCTAGTGGTGGTATAACAACAGTTGAAACACCACGGGTGGAGGCCGGTGTGTTTCATTGCTTTACTTGTGGTATGGTAGCAACACTTCCACAACTAATAAGTCATGTATTTGGCTTTACCGATGACGGTAAATACGGGGAAAAGTGGTTATTAGAAAACTTTAGTAGTTATAAAACCACTACTAGGAAAGACGTATTGGTAAAAGCCTTACAAAATTTATTTCAAACCCCCACACAAGGGCAAAAATACGTTACGGAAGAGGAATTACAAACATATAGGTACATACATCCTTATATGTATAAAAGAAAACTAACAGACGAGATTATCGAAAAATTTGACGTTGGTTACGATAAATCTACGAATTGCATTACATTTCCTTGCAATGATATAAATGGTAATTGTTTGTTCATTGCAAGAAGAAGTGTTGTTGGTAAATTTTATAATTATCCTGCTGGGGTAAACAAGCCGGTATATGCACTAGATAAAATAGAACAAGGTACAAGTGTTATAGTTGTTTGCGAAAGTATTATAAATACTTTAACATTGTGGACATGGGGTATTCCATCGGTTGCATTATTAGGAACGGGTACAATGTCCCAATATGAGATACTTAGAAAATTTAATGCAAGAAAGTACATATTAGCCTTTGATGGCGATGAAGCAGGCGATAAAGCCATATTAAGATTTAAGAAAAACGTCCCTAATAAGTTAATTGAATATTACGAAATTCCAAGGGGCAAAGATGTTAATGATTTAACTTATGAAGAATTTAAAAATTTAGAAAAGAAAGGAATTTAGAAATTATGCCAAGAATTACTTATAAGGAAATTGAAAACTATCAAGGTGGAGAAAGCGACTTTTTTCAATTAAAAAATGACAAGGACACGACAGTAGTCCATTTCCTAGCGGAATCAGTTGATGACATTGACGTTATGGTTGTTCACAAAACTGTGGTAGGGGACAAAGACCGTTATATTAATTGCTTGAGAACAAGTAGTGACCCTATTGATTATTGCCCACTTTGTGCAAGTGGTAATAAACCAATGGTTCGTGTTTTTGTCCAAATGCTTGACCTAAGTGATAATAAGATTAAAATTTGGGATAGAGGGGCTAAAATTTTACACCAAATCGACTCCCTTGCAAGACGTGTAAGACCTCTTTATGCAACGCCTATTGAAATTGAACGTAATGGTAAAGCGGGTGACCAAAAAACAACTTACGCTTTTTATCCATTAGCAAATGATAAAAATTACCCAGAAAGAACACTAGAAGAATTACCTGAAAGGGTCGAAATTTGTGGTGTTGAAAAGGCTATCGTTTTAGAAAAAACGTATGAAGAACTTGAAGAATTAGTTGGTGGTGGTGCTACACCTAGACAAGACATAACTCCACGTAGAGGCACAGATGACCAACCAACAGGTGCAACTACCCCAACTCAGACATCTTCTTCAAGATTAGGTGGGAGAAGAATTAGAAGATACTAATGGCACTATTTAATTTGCCAACAAGAGATAGCAAATCTACTTTATTAAATAAGGCAAAACAAACAACTGCTAATAAGCCTAAAACAAACTTTGCCAACCCTATGGATGTTGTAAGACAAAAGATCGGCGAAAAATTAGGCAAATATAGCAATAGTTATAAAACCATCACTAACGAATTAGAACTTGCACAATATGTTAGTAAGTGTATTGAAGACGGTGTAGTAGCAATTGATACAGAAACAACAGGGTTAGACCCCATAAGCGACACAATAGTTGGTGTTAGTTTAAAAAGTAAAAGTCAATATGGGGTCTACATACCAATTAATCACATTTCCGTATTTAGTAAACTTAGGTTAGATAACCAATTAACAGAAAAGCAGGTTGCTAAACATTTACAAACGTTAGTAGATAATACTGCCACCGTATGGCATAATGGTATATTTGATATTAGAGTGCTTTATTGGCAATTAGGTGTTAACGTTAATTCTTATAATATACATTGGGACACGTTATCTGGTTCCCACTTATTAAACGAAAACGAGCAACATGGACTAAAATACTTATACAATAAGTATTGTACACCAGAAGACCAAGAAGATGAAATTTTTAAATTTAGCACTTTATTTGAAAATGGTAAGTTTAACGAAGTCCCTATTGATATTGCTACTATTTACGCCGGTCATGATGCCGACATGACATATGAACTATATGAGTTTCAATATGAGTTTTTAAGTATTGATAACTATGAGCAAAACACAATATACGCAGGCTTGGCTTATGTGTTCAATTATATTGAAATGCCTATTATTAAAGTAGTTGTTGATATGGAA